CCGTCCTGTCAGCCAATCTGGCTAAAACGTATTATTATAACTCACATTCAAGGCAGTGAGAGAGGAGAAAAGCGCTGTTATTGATCAGCCATAGCTTGCATTTTCTGTTCAAGTCCAGTATAAACGTCATCAAACTGGACTTCATGTGCTCGGTAAATAGACGGTCTAAGTCGAGGTTTTACAGGCAACAACACAGAAAAGATATCATCGTAATTAGGCATTTCACCACGGTACTTTCTGTCCCTAGATTTATAGGGTTGGTTGTACTCGACTGGTATGTCTAATCTACTGTTGTTCAACCAATTGACTAGATTGGACAACTCGATGTAATCTCTTTGGAAACACATGGATATTTCAAGCATCACTAGATCTTTGTTAACTTGAAATTCACATTTCCCAAGCAAGAATGCTTGATAGGCTCCATAAGATGTTTTCTCCAACATCTTAGAGCTGACGGGCCTTGGGGACGCAGTGTTGAGAAACCGTCCAAAATCTTCGTAGACTGGTATCCCACTATACAGCGTCATATACATAAACCCTAGAGAGCCATAATAATCTCCAAGTGACTCGTTGAAAGCAGTGTTTATCATGAATGGTACAGATTTTAAGATCTTATTTAAACACTGTACTTGATAATAAACTCCGTGGTCTACTTGTAAGAATTTAGATGAGCAGAACTCAACATCATGATAGTCATGTTTAACTATCAACTTAGCGTCAAATCCGAAGTCGGAGAAGCTGTTGATCGCTTCTAACCCTCTCGGTATAGATATTACACTATCGTCACCATCAACTATAAACAGGCCCATTTGGTCTAGACCGTTCATAATTTCAAAGTAGCGACAAGAAATCCAGTTGAATATAGTATTAAAACAACCAGTTTCCATGTCACCTGATGCCATGCAACCAAACACGGAAAAGAAAATCCCATGTTGTGTGTAACCAGATTTATGCAGCTTAGCTTCATATAGACTTTGTAAAAAATCATCACCGGGGAACAGTTCTTTGAACATACGTTTTTGTATTAGATCAAAGAGTTCTGGTCTCTGTGAAGATTCAAACTTTGAAAAATCATTCTCAAGGAACCAGCGCCCTGTTAACCGGGCGAACTTGGCTCCTCGCTGCAGGTAGTTACAACCTTTTGCACATTGAGGCATCTTTATTAATGCCTCTTCGATAGCTAATATGTATGGCGCATATGCGACATTGAACTTGTAATCTCTAGAATAAACCAATCTTGGAGGCTTATCTTCGAAATACTTCTCATTCTTAATCAATGGGCTAACGCGGCTATGCTTGTTTGCATCAAAGCCCGCTGAAAGCATATTGTTTATAGCTTCTAGGTACCTTTTCTGCAAAGCCCCTCCTTTAGTATGCATAAATTCATTGATAGATAGCTTGCCCGTGAAATTGGGTCTAAACGACTGCATAAAATCGTTGTAAGCTTGTTCAAAAACTTCCTTATTCAATGACATAAGGGGAGTCTCCTTCATATATCTGTTTCTTAAACCGACTTCTTCATTCCCTTGGCAACTGTTGTGAACTAAACAATTGTCGATACCGCCATACTCCTGCGGTATACAAAAAGCTCGTACATAGGGTGTAGGTTTACATATGAGCTCTTTGGAGTCGGTAGATGACTTGCTTATTTTCGCAAGTTTCCAACTAGCACTCGGGCTGAGTTTAGTAGGATGATAGCAAGTGCGGTCCAGATGTTTCGGACTAAACACATTGTTATCGCGACCAAGAATTCTACTATGATCGAACTTATAAACCCAACGGTGGTTGGCAAAAGGTAGGATAGCATTACGCAAACGAGTGACAGGACTAAAAGAAAACCCCATTTGCTAACGTCCCTACGGGCACCAAATAGAACTTGATTGGTGGCTTGATCAACTGCACGGGAGACTGTTAGTAAGTGCTGGTTGATTTCTCTAGGACTTTGCGAACTTACATCGAGACTATGTAATTCGTTATACTTGAGGTATAATTTATGTGCATGAGCCAGAGCCATTGCTCTGTCCTTATAGCTGATATGCATGTGGACTCTTAGATAATTAAACAGCGGCTGAATTACTAATGAGTCTGGTATATCCTCAAGATTGGCGAAATCTCCATAATTATGGGAACTATTAAAATCAAATTCTTTCCCGCCAAAGAAGAATAGATAAGTGGGCGTTTTGAACTTGGTCAGCGGTTCTGCACTAACAGGTTCAGGCTTCTTTATACTGCAGCCGCACAATGTGGTGTCCACTTTGCCACATGTTTGACAGTAATTAACATTCGTAAAATTGCACGTACTTAGAAAAGCATTAGCTTTATTCAAGGCGGCCACGGTAGTAGGTGGCTTCTTGAGTATACTAGCTGCTATCGATTGGTCAGTTAGTATGCTATGGTAGCATCTAAGTGTGCTGTAGTGTGCGCAATATGGGCATTGGACTTTAGGTGGTTTGTAACTAGTGAAATGACCAATGGTTTGGTTAACGGCATCGAGCGAGTCCACAGTGTAGAGCTTCTTAGGAAGTCTGTCATACTCTGCTTTCTCAGCATCAAAAATGTCGTCAACGCCATCGACCATGTTAGACATGTCCACATTTTCCATGCGGGAATTGCGTTTGCCATGCTGTTTTTCATGCCTGGCTTTGGTTTTACGAGGTGGGGCTTCTCCAGCTCCCAATGGACGTGCGGTTTCTGCACTACGGCTTCCAGAAGCCGGGTTGTTTACCTTTTGGTTTACGACTTTCGCGGGTTTAGTGCTACGATCGTTCGACTTTGCAGTCTTAGTTGCTCCTGAGGTTGACTCATTCTTAACAACTAACTTACCGGGCGGTGAAGCCAAGTTAGATTTGCCTTTTGAAGGGGCTGCTATCCCTGTGTTATCTTTACCTTGTGAGGGTCTTGCCTCACTCATGCTAGCGTATTCTGCGGTCGCTGCTGCCTCTTTTATTTGTGATTCCATTTGGGCTAGGTAACCCAGATAATATCTCACCAACTCTGATTCCATGCCGGTTAGGCCCGCAGGCCCCATCCTAATTTGAATTTGCATCCTACCATCTAGGGCTTGGGCTACAAATTCAACTTTGGGTGTTATTTAAGGGTGTTCCCCCGGCTCCTCCATCAGATAGAGGACATATAGGCTATGTTAAGCCAGACTACTTCGCAATTACGCACCACTGAAACTACAGTTGGGTACAAGCTGTAAACCTC